TTTGTGTACTTTTATCATAACCAACTAATACTTGTTTCCAATCTTTCATATTTAATAACTTTACCATTTTTGGATTAAAATGCAAAACTCCAGTAGATTTAGCAAGAGACACCATTGCTTTATCTTCGTGTAATTTGATGTTTTTATGAAATTCAATACATTCTACACTTACCTTATCTGCTATTCTTGACTTTATTTTATTGTCCTTTCCAAAAGACGGATTGATTAATCTCCACGTGGTAATCTACTAATCAATTTCATATTCTTTTATTATATCTTCTCTGCCATGTTTTACTCCATGGATAAATGCCATTATAAAAGCAGGCTTGAATATCTTTTCACAGAGAAATTCAACATGGGCATTTGCATCTGCTAAGTATAGTTCTTTTTGTTCTTTTGTCATTTCACTCATATCTTCGTTTCCTTTTTACAGAACAAGCTTCCTCTATTTCTTTCCAAACATCATAGACAATTAATTTGAGATCATTTTCCATTCCTTTCTCTTCAATAAGTTTAATAAGTTTTTCTTTTGTTCCTTTAAACTTAAAATCTTTTGCCACTACTGAACTGCTCTTTTCCTTTTGTACCCAATGTCCTTCACTTATAAGATAATCAACACAAGAACCTATGTCATCTATACCAAATGAATGATATATTGGAATTTCAATTTTTCTTAATTTGCCTTGAAATCTGTTCTTTTTAAATACAATAGAACATCTTATTCCAAGTTGACGTTGTTTGCCTTTTATGCTTTTACTTATTTGACCTCTAACAGAACTCCAAAATTCAGTACAAGCATAATATCTTAAAGAATGACCGCCTGATCTTGTTTTCTTTTCAAAACCAAATCCAATATTGTCTTTTGTTTGATTTAAAATAATAAGAATAGAGCCCGATTCTCGTAGTGGTGTCAAAAGCTTTCTTAGGTTAGCTGAATTCTTTTTTGCTTTGCCATCACCATAAGAACCTGTAGTAGCTCTTCCTTTTCGATAAGCTGTTTTACTTTCTCTGAATTTATCTTCTTCATCTTTAGAACTTAAACTGTCCATCGAATCTAAAATATATATAAAAGGCTTTCCTTTTTTAAGAGCATCATCAACATTATAATAAAATTCTTCAATCGTAGTTGAAAAAACAGATTCTTTTTGAGGTGTTTCCATCCTTTTATAAACTTCTTTACCAAAGTATTTTTTAATATCCATTAATGCACCATCTTCTGCATTATCAAATATAAATCTATATTTATCAAAGTTGGGATTAATACTTGCTTCGGCTAAACAAGTTAAAGAAAGAAAAGTTTTACCGCTGGTAGAATCTCCTACAATAAAGTAATACTTTCCTTTTGCAAAACCACAGTAAGGCTTTCCAGTGCAAGCAAGATTCAGCATGGTACTGCCAGTGCTTACAAAATCTTTTGCTTTCAGCTTTAGACTTTTCTTTGATTTCTTTTTTAATTTCTTTTCAATATCTTTTGTTTTCATTTTTTTAATTTCAGTAAAAAAGATTGTACTTTTGATAATAAATTATCACTTGCTTCTTGAAGAGATTTTATGTTTCCTATTTCATAAAATTCATATCCATCAAGGATTCTGATTAATTTTTTTGGTATTTTTGTACCTTTTTCTATTAATAAGAAAAGAGGTTTGTCCAATAAAATAGAAGTTGAAAGCTGTATTAAACAAATAGGATCTTCTACAAAATTCTCAGTACATATTCCTAAAAAAGAAGCACTATTAGATATTTTTTCATAATTTTTCTTTGCTACATTTTTAAGAATTTTTAAAGTTTCTACATCCATTTTATTTATCTCTTTCTTTTAAAAACTGGGGACAAGTGAAGCGTGTGTTATTATTCACTTGTCCCCATAACTATTAGCTTCCGTGCTTTTCATCATCGCACTCATCCCACAAAGGACAATCACGACATCCCTTTATTTTGTCCGTGTCTTTCCCGAACGTCCCTTTCCTTTCTGGGCATTTTTTTTTGACTTCTTAGTTGTTTTTTCTTTCTTCTTAGTTGTTTTCTTAGCCTTAGATTTCTTTTTCTTCTTCTTAGGCTCATCGTCATCATCGAAGTCATCGTCATCATCGAAGTCATCGTCATCGTCATCGTCATCGTCCTCATCATCGTCCTCATCATCTGAATCATCATCATCATCGTCATCATCATCGTCATCGTCCTCATCATCGTCATCGTCATCGTCATCGTCATCGTCATCGTCCTCATCATCGTCCTCATCATCTGAATCATCATCATCTGAATCATCATCATCATCGTCTTTTTTCTTCTTAGTTGTTTTCTTCTTTTTCTTCTTAGGCTCATTATCGTCATCGTCATTGTCGTCATCGGAATCTATTTGAAGCAGAGCATTTTGTAATTCATCATAGGAGTATATCTTTAGAACATCGTCTAAACAATGTACCATATCTGCTGTTTCATCAGGATCAAAATCTTCTTTGCGATCCTTGAAATTGACGGTCTCTACTGAATAGAATGTATTTTTGCCAATACTTTCTTCAGTAATTCCTAATTTTAAAATCTTGCCATTGTCCCATTCGGCAAAATCACCAAAAGCATCGTCTTCATCTTCTTCTTTGATTTGTTTATCAAGAAGTTTTCCAAACAAATGAAAACTCATATCCCAAAGCTGAACACCCTTGTCTCTATCTGACATGTCAATTACATTAAACAATTGACGTTCACTCAAACCCAAATCTTTAATCAGCTTTTCATCTGCTTCTGGATCTTTTCTTAACTTAGTTATATATTCGCAAATAGGACATGGGAGTTTGCCTTTAGAGGCTTTACGTGGACAAACATATGTCGACCGATCTGGACCAATTCTTCTGTGAACGAAAAAGGTTCTTTCATAATGCATCTCACCTTTATCCGCATATGGGTTGCCTTTTCCAACCTTGTAATTGAGGATAATAATCCTCTTGGTTTTTTCTGATTCAAGTCTGAATGTGGAAACGCCCTCAGGAACTTTGAGTTTTGTATTCTCATATATTCCTTGATGATCTTGTGCCCTCCTTCGAGCAGCATTTGCAGATTCACGTTTCTTTCTTTTGTTCTTTGCCATTTGCGTTGTTCCTTTCTTTGAACAGATTACTATTTTTTTCCTTTTCAATAAATTGTTTAGCTTTATAAAAAGCTACAGTTCCAAACTTAACACAAAAGTATACAAGTAGAGGCAATGCAAACATGGTAATTAAAAAATAAATCACATTCATTACACTTTCTTCTTTCTTTTTTTACCACTACGGATGTTTTTCTTTTCAACTTCATCCATTTTTTCTTTTGAAACATCATCTTGTGCCTGTGGTGTAGAAAAGTAATTTTGACCATGTAAACTGACTAATCTTTCTAATGCACTCTTTCTGTGATCTAAAGCTTTACAGGCTGCTTTTAATAGACTTAGTTTATATTCTATTTTTCTGAATTTTATTAAAGCTTCCTTGTATTTTGGTCTGATTATCACAGTTTTATTAATAGCCGTTTCAGTAAGTTTATCCGCTGGAAGTCCGTACTTTTTTGGAGCCGCTCTAATCTTTTTACCAATGATTGCAGAGACTACATCTAATTCTGTTCGAGCTTCCTCAAGTTCTATTTTAACAGTTTCATATTCTTTGTAATACTTGAAAGCGATTCTTGGATGATTCACCCACTCTTCATCAAGTCTATTCTTATCTATATCAAAAAAACTATCATATTCATCTTTCATAAGTGTATCCTTTCTATTACATTATCGTAAAAACTGTCATTAATCCACAATAAAAATTTTAAATTTTTAAGAAATTACTGAACATTCATAACATGCTGCTGCTAAACCTGCATGCTTCGAATCATAGAAGTTATCCCTGAATGCATTTATAATTATGTATGCTCTGTTTGAAAGTGGACTGTTTGAAATTAAAACAGCTTTCATCCATCCTAATACACCCCACCTGATAATTTCTGCTTCTTGATCTTTTGCTGCTCTTAATGCTGCTGCTATTTTTTTCCATTTACAGTTAGGATTTAATAAAAGTTTTCCTATAAATTCACCTTTCTCTTTAGCAGAAGCATCTTCTAATATAGTTTCCATATCTTTTTCATCTTCTAATCCACTTATTTGATTTAAAAGAACAAGGGCTTGACGTGCGGAACCTCCACTACATTCAAATATTTTACTTATAATGTTCTTGGAAATATCTATATTCTCTGCAATTGCTACCCGATCAAGCACTTTAAACATATCTGTATCAGAAAGATTTTTAACAGTGACTTCTGTGCAACGAGTTTTGATAGTTCTCATTAACTTATTAGGGTCAGTTGTCGCCAACATAAAATACACATGACTTGGTGTATCTTCTAACATCTTTAGAAAAGCATTCTGGGCTTCATTAGTCATTTTATGACATTCATCTATTAGCCATACTCGACACTTGCCATCAATAGGAACTTGTTGAATATGGGATCGTATGTTCCTGACCATATCAATACCTCTAAAGTCAGCACAATCTAATTCTTTAAAATCAAATTTACCACATCC